ACTAGTAGGATAGTAACTGGTTATTTTACCATCTTTATCTTTAATGTAATGTCCTGGCATCTCTATCATATCTTTACGAATATTTACATTGTTAGCTTGGTCCCAGCATACTACATGAAGTACAATATGTTCTTCACCTTCTGTATCTTTACATTTAAATTTGCTTGTAATATGTATCATTTACATAATCTCCTGTTTTGGTCACGTTTATCTAAAATTAGTATAAGTATCGCACACACGCATAATGTTGAGTGTATGACTATGTTTACGTACAAATAAGACTATAAGAGTGCAATATCCAATGACATCACACCCTTTAAAGCCCTTTATCTACTCCTTTGCAGGCGTAAGCCTGCACTATTAGTAGGTAATAGTTTCTTGCTTGTGGCGTGTTGCCATCTCTTTGAACTTAGTTAACTGCTCTAAGGTGAAACTGTATTCCGTGCCCTTATCAGCGTGTTCAAAGTAGTAGAAGTTAGTATCCCCAAGCGTGCCATACTCGCCTGTATAAATAGCGGGAACTCTGATAATGCCTGAGCCTGCTATGTCGAAAGCAACTGTAGTTTTGTCGCCTTGCTTAAGAGTTACTGAATTGTCTTTTGCCATAAAATTAGTCCTGCCTTTCTTTGTTTTTAATTGAATTATAACGTAAAAAGCAAATTAAAAAGATGCTTTTGGGGGGTGTGGTCTGATATTTAGTCTGTCTACTAAAATGCCCCAATTTTTTAGGATTACCTCTTACGATTGTTTTTTAGAAAATCATACTTTGTCTAATCTCTATATGTATATTATATGTAGTTAAGTTATAGGAAATAAATAATGGTTGCAAATAAAACACTTTATTATATAAATTATATATATATGAAAAAAATGTATAAGCTAATAATTGTATTTGATGAAAATGATGATGAATGTGAGACTGTAGTAGAATACTTTGATGAGCTTAGTGAAGAAGAGCCTCTAGAAATAGAAGATTATATAGATAAAGATGTAAGAAAAGAATTAATTAAGATGCAAGTAATGGGGGAAGCATGAGGTCTTATACTGTTAATAATATTCGCCACAACGTCTTTGAGGACGTTGATGAAGTGCCAGGAAACGTTGACTACTTATATGATTGGAGACATGGAAATCTTGGTGACTGGGTGTTATCAGATGATGGATGTGTTATACAGATACTTAGAACAGGTACTATGTTCAGAAGTAAAGGTGCATTAAAGAAGGTAGATTATGTAGGTACTTGTACTGGTACATTCTTAAAAGATGGTAAGATGAAGATGGATGCTGATAAAAGAGAGAACATCTATTCTTTGTCTGGTAAAAAATCATCTAAAGAAGTATTAGAAGATAGAAAGAAATTAACAGGTAGAGAAGAGTTATTTATACATAACCTTCAAAAGAATATGAAATTAAAGGATGCTTATATTAATGCATTCAAGACTGATAATGAGAAGTATGCTGAATCAAGAGCTATGCTACTTATTAAAACAGAGAGGGTACAAAAGAAAATGAAAGAACATTTAAAGCCTATATTAGAGAAGTTAGAGATAGATGAAGAGCTAGTATTAGATGGTATTAAGAATATAGCTGTTACTGCTGAAAAAGATTCTGATAGGTTAAAAGCTCTTACAGAGTTATCTGAAGTATTAGAGATTAAAGATAAAGGCGTTAAGGTTCAAGAGATTACAGGTATGGCCTCTAAAGAACTATTTAGTGGATTTACTAATGAAGATGTATCAAGACCTAAGTTAAAGGAGTAGTATGGCTAAAAAAGGACTATACGCTAATATACATGCAAAGCGTAAAAGAATTAAAGCAGGTAGCGGTGAGAAGATGAGAAAAAAAGGTTCTAAAGGCGCTCCTACTAATAAAGCATTTAGAAAGTCTAAAAGGACTGCTAAGAAAAGATGAACGAAACTAAAAAAATAAAAATAGAAACACCTATAGGAAGTATAGAATCTGATAGTGGTAGTCAGTTTGTAGACATTGCTAGTGTTATGCTTATTATACTATGTGTTCTAATGTTTAAAAAAATAATGAAATTATAGGAGATATAGTGGCTAAGACTACTTACAAAGACAAAAAATCAGGTAAATCACTTACTAAAACTACATTAGATAATTATAAGCCTATTAAAGATGCTAGTAAACCTAAGATAGTAAAAGAAGGTAAAGTTTATAAGATAGCAAAAAATAGTTATAAGGAAGGAATATAATGGCTAATATAAGTAAAAAAAATAAAAAACAAATGTCTAATATAAGAGAGATTGCTGGAACAGCGTATGCTGTTAAACAAATGTATGATATGGTAAAGCCTGTTGTTGAAAAAGGTATAGACATGGGTAAAACATATATTGATAATAGAAAGAAAAAAAGAGTATATAAAAATAACACATATAACGAAGGGATGGATAAATAATATGCCATACGGTAAAGGTACATACGGAAAAAAAAGAGGAAGACCTCCTGCAAAGAAAAAAAAGATGCCTAAAAGAAAGAAAAAGTAATTGGCCAATATAAACTTTCACAATGTTTCTAGAGAAGAAAAACTTTTAAGGGAAGCATTTTCAGATATGATTGCTTTCGGCAAGTTATTCTTGCCTCAAGATTACATGAGAAGTGAAACACCTTGGTTTCATTATCAAATAGCAGACAAGGTAGATGATAAGTCTATTAAACAGTTAGCTGTTATTATGCCTAGAGGGCATGGCAAGACTGTGCTTACTAAGTGCGATATATTAAAATCATTTTGTTTTAATGGCGTAGAAAAAGAATGGGGTTTGTCAAATGTTGATGAACCTTTATTCTATGGTTGGGTATCAGCTACAGCTAAGTTAGCTACTGGTAATATGGATTATGTTAAGACTCATATTGAGACTAACGATAAAATTAAATATTACTTTGGTGATTTGAAAGGAAAAAAATGGACAGAAACAGATATAGAGTTTTCAAATGGGTGTAAACTCATTTCTAAATCTAATATATCAGGGATTAGGGGTGGTGCAAAGCTACACAAAAGATACGACCTTATTGTACTGGACGACTTTGAGGACGAGAACAATACGATTACTCCTGAAGCTAGAGCAAAAAACTCCAACCTTATTACTGCTGTGGTATTCCCTGCTCTTGAGCCTCATACTGGTAGGTTACGTATTAATGGGACTCCTGTCCACTTTGATAGTTTTATTAATAACCTTATTACTAATTATGAAAAATCTATACAAAAAGACAATAAGTTTTCTTGGGATGTTGTTCTCCATAAAGCAATAACTGATAAAGGTGAAGCTCTATGGGATAGTTGGTTTGGTTTAAAAGAATTAGAAAGAAAGAAAAAGTTTTACGCTGACTCAGGTTCTCCTCATAAATTCTACCAAGAGTATATGATGGAAGTACAAAGTGAAGATGACTCTGTATTTAGCAGAGACCATATTAATTATTGGCAAGGTGGATATATGTATGACCAAGATGCAGGTATTGGGTATATATTAAAAGATTCATCTAACCCAGTTCCTGTAAATGTATTTGTAGGAGTTGATTGTGCAACTGATGTTATAAGAAGAGATAATGACTATTCAGTATTAATGGTTATTGGTGTTGACGAGTTTAATAAAGTTTATGTATTAGAGTATATTAGAAAAAGAGGTTTACCTGTACTTGGTATACCAGGAGAAGATAAAAAAGGTATTGTAGATTATATTTTTGAATTAGAAGAAAGATACCATCCTACTATGTTTGTAATAGAAGATACAACTATGTCAAGACCTGTATTTCAATCACTTAAAAGTGAAATGTTGCGTAGAAATAATTTTGGTATTAAATTTAAGGAAGAAAAACCAGGCACAAGAATGTCAAAGAGAGATAGAATACAAGGTATATTAGCACAAAGGTTTGCAGTAGGACAGATGCATATTAAGAAGGAGATGTATGATTTACATCACGAAATTATTACGTTTGGGCCAAGAATGGGTCACGATGATGCAATCGATGCATTGGCTTATGCTTGTAAGTTTGCTCAACCTCCTATTGGCATTAAGTCTTCTAGAGGAAAACATTACAAATATAAACCTAAAGCAAAAAGTTGGGTGGTTGCATAGTATGGATATAAAAGAATTTATCAAAATATCTGAAGGTAGACATCCTGATAAAGGTAAAGATGTTGAAGGAGATGGCATACTTACTTATGGATATGGACATAAAAATTATAGAAATATTGATTTTAGTAATTACACAGAATCTCAGTATGATTCTTTACTTAATGTAGATATAGAAGATGCATCTAATAGAGCAAGACAACAATTTACTAATATGTTTACATCTAATGATAAAGGTAAAAATTATTCTACAAATTATTCTTTGTACGATAATTTACCTGAAGATGCAAAAAATATACTTACAGACATTTCTTTTAATGTAGGAAATATTAGAGAATTTAAAGAATTAGGTAAAGCATTAATAAAAGGTGATTGGGATAAAATTGATAAAGATTCTTTATATGTACGACCTCAAGTTGGAAGTAGAAACACAAGATTACGTGAATCATATATAGCTCCAAATTTATCTGCTACAGATAATAATGCATTTGATGCTATGTTAGATAGCACTTCTTCAACGCCAGCATTAGATGCAATAAAATTAGAATTAACAAAGTAAAGTAATAGAGGGAAGCAGAATGGAAATGTATGGAAGAGCAATTACAAGGATTGATTGGAGAATGGGGCTGGATGGCCGCAGCTGCTTTTGCATTAATGACATTTCGTGCTACTTTAGAAAATATTTTAGAGTCGTTAAAGATATTCTTAGGAAACGACTTGAATACAGACGATGTTATACATTTAAATGGAAGACCAGCAAGAGTAGTAAGAGTTGGTATATGGAAAACAATATTTTTTGTGTATGATATTGGATGTGCAAATGGTAAACCTTATGTTAAGGGCGGTTGTAAAAAAGCTGTACAGAATGATAAACTTAAAGATTACGAAATAGAGAAGCCACTTCCTATGTTAGATTTATCTAAATGGGACGACTGTAAAGAGGAGGAATAATGGCCAAAAGACAGGACAAAAAAGCATTACGAGTTAGAGACATTTTTGATAATGTTAATACTGGTAATAGGCAGCAATGGGAATTTATAAACCAAAAAGGTTTTGACTTTGCTAATGATAATCAATTATCTGCTGATGATAAAGAATTATTAGAAGAGCAAGGTATGCCTACATTTACTATTAACAGAATTATACCTGTTGTAGAAATGTTAAATTACTATGCTACTGCTAATAGTCCTAGATGGCAAGCTATAGGTACAGAAGGTTCTGACAGTGACGTTGCATCTGTCTTTTCTGATATGGCTGACTATGTATGGTATCAATCTAATGGTCAATCTTTATTATCTAATGCTATAAATGATTCTGTTTCTAAATCTATAGGTTATTTAATGGTAGATATAGACCCTAATGCAGACCAAGGTATGGGTGAAGTTGTTATTAAACAACCAGACCCTTTTGATATATATGTAGACCCTAAGTCTAGAGATTTATTATTTACAGATGCTGCTTATATTCTTATGAGAAAAGTATTACCTCGTACACATTTGATGAAAGAGTATCCTGAAGCAAAAGCAAAAATTAAAAATTCTAACTCATATGACAATAGTTCTTATAACTATACTGAAAAAGTATTTGATGAAACTCAAAAAGATTTTAGTGCAAAAGATATATTAGATGAATCTACTACAGATATGCTAGATGAAGAAGATACAGGTAGAGAAGATTTAATTGAATACTATGAGTTGTTTGAAAAAGAACAACAATTATTTGTAAATGTTTTTTATAAAGTTCCACCTGACCCTTCTATGATGCAAGATATAAGACAAAAGGTACAACAAAAAGTTAATCAGATGCAAAAAGAACAAGCAGTTGCTTATAAAGAAAAAGAGTTAGAACTTTCTCAAGCTGCTGAATCTGGTCAGATACTTCCTGAAAGAATGAAATTAGAGTTAGAAAAATTACAACAGCAAATGAAAGAGCAAGTAGAAATGGCTCAAATTCAATTTGCAAATGAGCTTCAAAAACAATCTTCTATTATTGAAAGTAAAGTTATTACAAAAGAAGAGTTTAACGTATTAGTAAAAGACGAAGAGTTTGAAGAGTTAATTGTAGATACTGTTGAATTTTATGATGCAAGAATTAAAAAAACCTGTGTAGTTGGAGATGTCTGTATTTACGAAAAGTACTTACCCTCAAAAATCAAAGATTATCCTTTGATTCCTTTTCACTACAAATGGACTGGCACTCCTTACCCAATAAGTGCAGTCTCTCCACTCATAGGTAAACAACAAGAATTAAATAAAGTACATCAGTTAATGGTGCATAATGCATCGTTAGGAAGTAGTTTAAGATGGATGTATGAAGAAGGTTCTATTGATACAGAGCATTGGGAAAAGTATGCAGCTGCTCCTGGAGCATTGCTACCTCTTAGAAGTGGCTTTAATGCACCTACTCCTGTTATGCCTTTTCAATTACCTAATGCATTCTTTGGTATTTCAGGTGAGGGTAAACAAGATATGGAATACTTAGCTGGTATATATTTCTATGCAAGGTGATACTAAGCAAACTAAAGACATGCCATTTAAAGGTATGCTTGCTATCGATGAATATGGTACAAGAAGAGTTAAGTATTGGTTAAAGCATTCTGTAGAGCCTGCATTAAAACAAGTAGGAGAGCTTGTAAGACAATATACTCAATCTGTATATACAGCAAACAAAATATTTAGAATAGTTCAACCAAGTGCTATACAAGAAGAAAAACAAGTAGAAATTAATATTCCAGTTTATAATGATATGGGAGAAGCTATAGGTAAATATATGGACTATGCATCTTCTAAATTTGATGTAAGACTTATAGCTGGTTCTACACTTCCTGTTAATAGATGGGCATATCTTGCTGAACTAAAAGAACTAATGCAATTAGGCGTTGTAGATGATGTTGCAGTTTTATCAGAAACTGACATTAAAAACAAAGATAAGATAGTTAAACGTAAATCTTTATATGCACAAATGAAAAACCAAATAGAAGGTATGGAAAAACAAATGCAAGATAAAGAAGGTACTATTGAAACTCTTGAAAGACAACTTGTGCAAGCAGGTATTAAAAACAAAACAATGCAAGGCCAAATGGAAGTTAGTAGAAAAGTTGCAGAAACTAAAGCTGCAGCTGAAAATGAATTTAAGGAAACTAAAACTTTGCAACAGCAAATTAGGACAGAAAGTCAAAAACATCTTGAAGAAAATAAATCAAAATTATCTGACTTACTAAATAACTTGCCTGTTAACCAAGAAAATAAGTAACTTACAAACAATAAATAGGAGAAAATAATGATAGAAGAACAATCTGGTAACTCAACTCCATCTAATGAAGTATCTAATACAGATGCTGAAAAAGGTGTATTTGACTCTAGTGACTCTTTCTTTGATGCTTTAGATAACGAAGTTAGTGGCGCTGTTTTAGACGAAACAACTTCAGGGGAAGTTCAAGAAGAATCAATAAACCAACAAGCTGAACAGTCAACTCAGGAAACTCCTGACTCTGTACAGGCGCAAGGTAATGATACCGACTGGCAAAAAAGATATAAAGATTCCAGTCGAGAAGCTCAAAGGTTAAATGCCGAACTCCAAGAGTTCCAACCAATTAAGCCTTTAGTTGAATATATGAAAAGAGATAGCGGCCTAGTGGACACTATTCGTGGCTACCTGCAAAATGGTGGCAAAACGCCTTCATCAATACAAGATAATCTGAATTTATCAGATGATTTTATATTTGATGGACACGAAGCAGTTACTGATACAAATTCAGAATCTGCTAAAGTACTTAATCAAATGGTAGATGGTACGGTTCAAAAAAGAGTTAATGATATATTAGCCAGAGAAAAAGAACAGAATGCTGTAGTAGCTCAAAAAAACAAACAATTAAATGAAGCTAAGCAGTTTATGGAAAAAACTGGAATGTCTGAAGAAGATTTTACTTCTATGCTTAATAAAGCAAAAGGTAAACAATTTTCTTATGATGATATGTATTATCTCTTGAATCGTGATAAAGCTGCACAAAATGTAGCTACTTCTACTAAAAACGAGATGCTTGGTCAAATGAAAAATGCAAGACAAATACCTACATCACAAGGTGGAACAAATAGTGCTGGCGCTCCTGTTAAATCAGCAGATGACAGTATATTTGATGCACTAGCTGGTGCAGATGGAGGTCTTGACGATTTATTTAGCTAAGTAATCTTTTAAATTAAACTTGTAAAGGAGATTACAATGGCAGATAATTTTAAATTATCAGACATAAGCCCAGGTGCAGCGCCTAACGCTAGCAACCCAGGCTCGGGTACAGACCTTAGTACAGGCGATTTAAGAAGAAAGTACAATTTTGGTGACAGAGTATCTGAACTAAATATTGCACAAGACCCTTTCTTTCGTTTCGTATCTAAAGTAGCAAAGAAACCTTGCGATGACCCAAAATTCAAATTCACAGAGCGTAGAGGCTCTTGGCATAAAAGATATGCATACGTTGTTGACCATGGAGCTACTTCAGCTTTAGGAAATTCTACTGATGCTACTGTTGATGCTGGACATATTTCAACTGGTGACACATACTATTTAAAAATGGCTACTGACTATATGAGTGCAGGAAACCGTCAAAATGTATTTGGTCAATCTAAAAATGAAATAACAGTTGGTGCTGCAGGCACACAACCTACTTTCTTTTTACCAGGTGGAGTTGTTAAAGTAAATACTGGTTCTGCTTTTAATGTTATGACAGGATATGCTTTATTTAGAGTAGTTTCTGTTGACTTAGCAACATCTTCTGCTCATGCTATATTAAAATGTAGCGTAGTAAAAGGTACTGACAGTGCTACTGAACTACAATCTTATTCAGCTGCTGATGCATCTGAGCAAGACGAATCAGTAATTTCTGATTCAATAGCAGGAGCTCTTGAAGCTTCTAGATGTTATGTAGTTGGTAACGCTCATGGTGAAGGTACTGGTTACCCTGAAACATGGAAAGACCAACCTTTTAGTACAGGATATGGACAGACTCAAATCTGGAAAACAACTTGTGCTATGACTAATACTGCAAGAGCTACTGTTCTTAAGTATGAAGGCAACGAATGGGCTAGAGTATGGAGAGAAAAACTAATTGAGCATAAATATGATATTGAGCAATCTTTATTATTTGGTTCTCAGTATAGTGACTCTGATGGTATTGCATATACTCAAGGTGCTGTAGATTTTGTACAAAACTATGGTAATGTATTTGCATTAGATACAGCTAGTAAAACTCAAGATAGTTTCTTAGACGATATGTCTAACTACCTTGACCCAAGATATAACAATAGTGGTGCTACTGTTTATTTCTGTAACACAGCAGTTTATAACTGGTTACATAAATTAGGTGGATACTTCAAAAACAACTTAGAGATTGGTAATTTAGGTACTTCTAGTAATGCTGGAAATACAAATCCTTTCTCTGCTGATATGGCTGTAACAGGTAAGAAAATGGCTGCTGGCGTTGGTGTCACAACTATTTCTACTGTATATGGTGATATGAATGTTGTTAGAAATATACACTTAGATGGTACTAACGTTAAAATGCTTGGTATTGATATGAAACATTGTGCATATCGTCCTCTTGTAGGAAACGGTATAAACAGAGACACATCAGTCTACGTAGGTGTTCAAACACTTGAAAACTCTGGAGTCGACAGAAGAGTAGACCAAATATTAACTGAAGCGGGAATGGAATGGTCTATGCCTGAAGCTCACGCTGTTTGGTTATAGAAAGGATAAAACATGGCAAATCCAATGTATGGACAAAATAAGTTTGACTCTATGTTAACTAATCTTTCAAATCAAGTTAAGGTTAAAAGATATAAAGTTCAAGCTACTACTGCAACAGATGCAACTCACGTTTTAGATAGTTTTAGCAAAGGTGACATGATACTTGGTTTTCAAGTTAAAGTTACCACAGCTGTAACATCTGGCGGAAGTGCTACTGTTTTATTTGGCTTTACAGGAGGAACACACGTAACATCAGCTATAGCAAAAGGTACTTTAGTTGATAATTACGTTATTGGTTCTGCAGATAAAGGAGCTGCAGTTTTAGCTGCTGATGACAATTTTGACATCACAGTTGCGACTGCTGCATTAACTGCTGGAGATTTTGATATACAAATCGTATATGTACCAGCACCAAATATCACTGATGGTAGTGGTGAAATAGAATATGATACTGTTTCTATAGGATAACAGTTGATTATTTAATTAAATAAAATGACTGGAGCGCTCTCTATGGTGAGCTTCCCTCCCTGTAGGGAGCGTTTCTAGTTTTAACATAAACAAGCACATTCACGCTTAGTCAAAGCTTAGTGCAGGAGGTAAACATGGCAGCAGGAAATAAAGCATATACAGTACAAGAATCAACTAACCCTTATTTTAAAGGTGTGGTAGGAACATCTTCATCAACTCCATCAAGAGCTCTAATTAATAATGGTGAATCAGCATCAGTAAATATTACTTTTGCAGATGGAACAGTTGGAGCAGTATGGATGCTTAAAGGTACTTTATACCCTATAGCAGCAACAGCATCTAGTGCTAGTGTTCTATATTTATATTAGGAGATAATGTGGATTTAGATACTTTAAAATCAGCAGCTGTAGGTGGTAGTAGTATGACTATTCAATGTATGGATATATTACCTGACATAGTTAGGTTATGTGTAGGAATAACTACAATAGTATATTTTGTATATAAAATAGCTTTAATAAGAAAAGAGTTAGCAAAAAAGTAATTTAGTTATTATATTATATTATGAACATTGCAGAACATATAGCTTATTTAATAGGAGATTCAAAGAGGATAACAATACCTGTTTATCCTCCTGCTCCTATTGACCCTAATGAAGATTTAATTTATCCAGATGGTGACACAGGTTTACCACCTATTCCAAGACCAGAACCTAACCCTTTTAATAATGGAAATAAAGAGTTAGTTAATCCTGATGGAAGTGGTACTCCTTATCAAGGTTTAGAAGATAAGCCTAAAAAAATTGGACCAGGTGGTTTAAGCGATGAGATTGTAATTGACGACCCTATTGATGATGATGAAGAAAATCAAAATCCAATGCCTGCTAATCTTTTAGTAACTGAAGATTCTAGTGTAATTGTTAACTATATTAAAAAAGATGTATTAGAACAATGGATTCAAGATTCAATACTTAAAACTTCTAAGTTAATGCCTGCTAATTTAAAGTTGCATTTAACTAAAAGTCAAACGTTTACTGCAGGAGAGTGGGAAGAAAATTTAGGTACAGGTATAGGATTTAATTTAAATATATTAGGCAGTAGTGATATTAATGCTGTTATGAGATATGATGGTGATATTGCATATGAAGCAAGAATGATAGCTTTCCATCAAAGAAGTAAGTCAAGATTTGGTAGTGGATTTTTAGAAGAGTGTTCAGAAACAGACCCTATTTATTATGTAAATAAAATGCATTTAATGGTAGAGCCTAAACCTGAAGATACACATTTAGATGCATTAGATGGTTTTTGTACTATTGATTACATATGTTACCCTAAACCAGATGCTAATGATAAAAGTTTAGAAGATGTTCCTTTTGATATGCATCAAATAGTTTTAGTTGGTGCTGCAGTTAAATGTAAAAAGTTTCAAATAGATAATATAGAGTTACCTAGTTTACCTTTATTAGATAAAAACTTTAAAGTTGCACAGTTAGATAAACCTGATATTGTTGATGCTATAGAAAAAGCACAAATGTTAGTTGATAATTATTCAGGCAATTCTTTTAAAGACTTTTTAGAAACAGAAGATATTGAAATGGCTAAGACTGCATTACAAGGCTCTGCACAAGAGTTACAGATAGCTACATTAGAACTTTCTGAGCAAGATAAAGTTGCTTCACAGTATCTCGGAGAATTTGCACAAAACATTAGTAATTTTGCACAAAGTATTAGTAAATTTACAGTAAACTATAAAAAGTTAGATGCTGATTATGATAACTTAAAAGCAGAGTACCAAGAATTAATATATGCTTTAAGAGGACAGCTACCTAATAAAAAACAATTAAAAGATACTGAAAAGAAGTTAGAACAAATTAAACAAGTGGTACAAAAATAATGGAAGTAAAAGATATAATATCACAAGTTGAATCTTTATTTGGTAGAAAACCTAATAGGTATTTAATGCAGTTAATAAATGATGGACTTATGGATATAGCATCTAAAAGACTATCTAATGAAGATACTGCTGTAACAGATTTAATGGAAGGCCAAAGATTTTATGAAATGCCTCCAGGATTATTAAAAATAGAGTCTGTAGAAATAAAACAATCAAATACAGATGGTGGTTTAGAATTTGCACCTATTAGAAAAATTGATAGGTCTGCAATAGCTATAGGAGACGAGTCTTAGTGTTAAAAGATACAGCAAAAAAGTTTCTATGGTTTATAGATGAAGAAA